CCGCAAAACACTGTAGTCAGACTGCCGCCTTCATTATCGAAAGCGACCGGCACTTCGGAAGTGTCGGATACGCGCACCGATGGTTCGGAGGCGGCGCTGTTTGCCTACGCCATGCAACCAAAACAGCGGCGCTGAAATTTCAGCGCCGGAGGACTGAACAATGGCGCTCACTACCATTCAGGCTAACAATAAACTCATCGTATTTCGCGAGGAGATCATTCGCGAATTCGTGCGGCAGAATATGTTTAGCCCGTACATGGGCTCGGGGATGACATCGATCATCCGCGTGCTCAACGATCTCAAATCCGGCGGCGAGCAGGTTAACGTCCCGCTCGTCAATTCATTGCGTGCGGCGGCGATCGGTAGCGGCACCCTGACCGGTGCGGAAGAGGCGATCGACAATTACGGCTTCAGGATGTGGATCGACTGGGCCCGTAACGCCGTAAAGACCAGTCGGCTGGAAGACCACCGCGATAGTGCGGACATCTTCGATATCGCCCGTCCGCTGCTGAGCGACTGGGGCAAGGAGCTGATCAAGAACGAGATCGTCGACGCGCTATTGTCGATCCCGCTCGAGGTGCCTCCTGCAGGCTTGGGTACTTCGGCAGGCCAACGGGTCAATGGCGTCGGCTGGAACGCGGCCTCGGCGGCGCAGCGCAATGCGTGGACGGCAAACAATGTCGACCGTGTGTTGTTCGGTGCAACGATCTCCAACTACAGCGCGACATGGGCAACTGCAGCCGCCAACGTCGACAACACCACCGACAAATTGACTGCAGCCTCACTGCGGTTGATGAAGCGTCGGGCGATGGCGGCGGTACCGCGTATTCGTCCATACCTGGACAATGATGGGTATGATTACTGGATCTGCTTCGTGGATCCCAACCAGTTCCGCGACCTGTCCAACGATCAGACCGTCGTCAATGCCAATATGTATGCAAGACCGCGGGAGGGCCGTTTTAAAGAAAACCCGCTATTCGGCGATGGCGATATTCTCTTTGACGGGATCATCGTCCGCCAAGTGCCGGAATTGCTCACGCGCATCCCGGCAGTCTTCTCGACGGCGGGTACCGGCGCAACGGTGCAGATCAACATGGCGCACCTGTGCGGACAATCTGCGCTCGCCCAGTTCTACGGGCAATTGCCGCGCCCGACCCAACTCGAAGTTACCGACTATGGCTTCAACCGCGGCGTCGGCATCGAGATGGCCTACGGCATCAGCAAGGTTGCCAAGGATACCCCAGGCACCGGTATCGTGTTCAAGGACTGGGGCGTGTTCTCCGGGTTCTTTGCTTCGGTCAACGATACGTGATGCATAACTAAAATTGCGCTACTACTGAACCGGTGGGCGGTATCGGGCCTTAACCTTACCAACGTGGCTCGCTCCTCAGCAGCCCTCGACGCCGCCCATCGTTTTAAGGAGACGCCATGGTGAAAATTGTCTGGAAGGGTGAAGACACCGGGGATACGCCAGGTCCGAGTTTCAATATTTGGAATGGCATCAAGACGCCGAAAGGTGTCGCGGTCGAAATCACCGATCCGCACATGATCGCCAAGGCGCGCGTAAACAAATTCTATCAGGTCATCGAGGAGGCAAGTCAACATGAAGAAGCAAAAGTCGAAGAGCCGGCCAAAGTCGAAGAGCAAGCCGAGCAAGTCAAAGAAACGGATTACCGCAAAAGCGAAAAAACCAGCGGCTACTCGCCGGTCAAGAAAAAGAGCAGAAAAAGAACCAAGCCAGCAACAGTTGCAGGCGGAATTCCCGCGCCCGACGCATGACCAGGTGATTGTCCCGCATGACCACTAGAACCCGCCGCGATCTGGTCAACGCGGCACTGGCCAACCTTGGTATCCTGGCGGCTGGGCAACAACCCGATGCCGAGGACTTCGAGGCGGTGGACGATCATTTCGAGCCGCTGATCGCGTGGCTCGAGGCGGCACAGATCATCGATCTCGACAACACCATCGATGCGATCCCCGATGAATGGTTCAGCCCGCTGGCGGTGCTCTTAGCCGACGATGCAGCGCTGGAATTCGGCCTGCCTGGTGTGCCGGCGCCGCCGAATTCACCATCGCCCGTCGCGGTTGCGATCGATGCGCTACGATTGGCAACCTACGCGCGGCCGACGTACGAAGTCCAGCGCACCGATTACTTTTAAGGAGATACGTCATGGCAGACTACGGCGGATTGGGCGGTGGAAACTCTTTGCGCGATGCGCTCAACGCGCTTTATCCGATGACTGGCTTGGGCAACTACTCAACACAATTCCCTCCCCAAACAGGATCGCCGATGCCCTCAGGGCCGGTGCCTATGCCGCCACCGCGACCACAGATGCCGCCGCAACTCCCGCCGGGCGCTCTTGGGATGGCGGCGCCTGGAGTGGGCCCGCCTCCGGGCCTGCCACCGGGAGTGGGGATGGGTCCACCGCCAGGAGCACCTCCGGGCTATGGGCCCATCCCCGGTTCGCCGCAGATGGCGGGCGGACGCTTCAGCGGTGTGCGACCGGGCATAGGGCCTGATTTCGCGGCGCAGCTCGGGCTACGCCGGTAGTTCTGACATGCCAGAAGCCGCGATCCCATTCCCGCTCAATTCGGCTCCTGGCAAAAATACCCACGACAGTGCTGGCCGATTGATCAATTGCTACGCCGAGAACCTGATTGCCGGGGCGCGTGCGAACACGGTATGGCGGCGCGCGCCGGGGCTGACCTCATTCAAGCTTGCTACCGCTACAGGCTGGCGCGGTGGCATCGTAGTCGGCTCACTGCTCTATGCCGCATTCACCGGCTCGGGCGGTCGCGTGTCGAGCTTCACGTCGGGCGGCAGCGAGACGGTGCTGGGTACGCTCGGCGGCACCAAGAAAATATTCTGGGCAAGAAACAACAAGATCCCGCCGGATGTCGTGCTGGTCGACCCTGACAACGGTGCCTTCCAGGTAACGACGGCGCCTACCGTGATCAATTATCCCGACCTTGATGTTGGGACGCCAAATTCAGTCTGCTTTCTCGACGGCTACTTCTTCTTCACCCGCGGAGATGGCACCTGCATCGCCTCAGCCATCAATGACACTGCGGTCAATCCGCTCGATTTCGTCCGCGTGCATGGCAACCCCGGCGGCCTCTTGCGCGCTATCCCATTCGGCGAACTCTACCTGTTCGGATCGACCACCATTGAGCCGTGGCAAAACACCGCCAATCCGACAGCGTTTCCATTCACCCGCGTCAAGGTGATCCCGCGCGGGCTACTCAGTCGTTATGCGGTGACCGGCTGGGAGCCCGGTTTCGGCAAGGGTATTATTTTTGTCGGCGATGATCGCAAGGTCTACGCGCTCAACGGTTATACGCCGGTGCCGATATCGACGCCCGATGTCGATCGCGCGATCACTACGTTCATCGATGGCGGGGGACTGGCGGACGATATCGAGATGTTTCCCTATGTCGCCAGTGGGAACTCGTATGTCGTGCTGCGCATGCCGTCCTCGACATGGACATTGGATGTCAATTCGGTGCGTTGGCATGAGCGCACTTCCTATCTGCAGTTCACCTGGCGGGCCTTCAACTCGGTCTTTACGTTCGGCAAGTGGCTTGCCGGTGATGCATTGAGCGCCAACATCCTCGAGATCACCGAGGGGGTGCAGACCGAGCTCGGTCAGGATATTCCGTTTGATATCTATTCGGGTCCGGTGACGGCGTTTCCCAATCGTCTAAGGGTGTCGCAGGTGACAATCGACATCGCACGCGGCGTCGGGCGGGCGATCGGTCCCGATCCGATCCAGACCGATCCCAAGATCTACATTAGTTGGACCGACGATGGCGGGATGAATTGGTCGACGCCTATTCAGCGCAAACTGGGCCGGCAGGCGACGTCATTCTTTCCGGTGCGGGTCAACCGTGTCGGACAGACCAAGGATCAGGGGAGACGCTTTCGGATACAAGTGTTTGATCCGGTCGATGTCGAATTGACCGGCGGCAAGATGTCGGCCGAGGTCAGGAACTACTGATGGCCCTGCTGCCGCCGCCTGACATCAGCGTTGCCTATGTCAGCAAAGACAGCGGCGTGCCTAGCCGGGAATTCTATAACTGGATCAGATCGATTTACGAGATCGTCCGCGGTGCGGCGCCGGTTGGTGCCGCGTCTGCTCTTGCATCACCCACAGGCCGGTCAGGCTCGCGTGCCTTCGTGACCGACGCGACGGCAACGACGTTCGCCAGTATCGTTACCGGCGGCGGGTCTAATTATGTCCCGGTCTACTGCGACGGAGTAAACTGGAGGATCGGCTGAGTGTTCACCTTTACACCCGCGGTACCGGCAAATTTGCACAAGTTTCTGGCGGCGGTCCTGCAACCATGGATCGATCGCAAGGATCATTCGCGCTTCCGGCTCGATACGATCCGCTACGGATTGGTCAGTTTCGAACGCACGCCATGGCCGCTACAACCGCATGATGAGACGATGGTCGGCCCCGCGGGCGAACAGGATCTTGCGGCGCTGCAGGCGTTCTCGGCCGTCTTTTAACCATCAGAAATAGGAGGCTGTCACGGGCTTCTTCCAAGATTTATTTGGCACATCTGGCGATGCCAGTAAGGCCGCGCAGCAGAAAGTAGCAGGTCTACAGGCGGGTTACGGTCAAGCGACCGATCTCTACGGTCAGGGCCGTAATACGCTGACAGATTATTTTGGGCAGGCCCAAGGGGCAGCGCAACCGCTATACAATCTCGGCCTCGGGGGCGCTGGAGCTTATGCCGACATCACCGGGGCGGCCGGCCAGGCCGGACAGGATCGCGCCCGCGCGCTGTTCATGACCGATCCGGGATATCAGTTTGCCCGTGATCAGGCACTGCAGGCGACAGAACGGCAAAGCGGTACCGGCGGCGGACAATATTCTGGCAATGTGTTGAGTGCATTGGAAGACCGCGCCTCTGGGCTCGCGCAGCAGCAATATGGAAACTATGTTCAGCGGCTGGCACCGTTCCTCGGCTACTCGCTAGGCGCCGGTGGACAGCTAGAGGGCATCCAAACCGGATTGGGCACTGGTCTAGCCTCGAGCCTCAGCAATCAGGGCAATCTTGCCTACAACACACAGGCCGGCATCGGCAGTGCGGAAGCAGCGGGCACGCTCGGCGATGCGGCGGCTCGGCAGGCGGGCATCAACAATATCCTTAAACTTGGTGGCCTTGCGGTGAGTGCATTCACCGGGCTGCCTACCGGCACGTTTGGCGGCGGCGGCGGTGGCGGAAACCAAGTCAGTAATTCCGATCCGTATGGCCTCGGCAATTACAACTACAATTTCGGGTTCTAGGAGGCTGATTTCATGGTCGGCTTTACCGTTCCGATAGCGACCAATCTATTCGGCAATATAGACCCCGAGATTGCCAAGGGTGTGCCCGTTCCCGATATCAATAATCTGGTGCAGTCGTACAAGGCCGGCAGCGACCTGATCCAGCAATATCAGTTGCAGAATCTGTTTCGGGGCGGTCTACCGCGCGATCCGATTACGGGTGACTTTGACTATAAGCAAATTGCCGATCAACTTGCACGGGCCACTGGAGCCGGCGCGATCCCGCAATTGGCTGCCTTGCGCGCTGGAGATATCCAGCAGGAAACCGGGAGAGCAATCGACCGGCTCGCGCCCAAAGTATTTTCCCCTGTCGAACAGCAACCGCAAACGCAGCAACCGGCCCCGGTAAGTCTCAATAGGACGCCAGGCGCACCTGCTGCGTCATATGCGGCAACAGAAGATCAATCCGGCGGTGGTGAGCGGCGCTTACGCCCAGATCAGCTGGGCAATTTGGGCGAAGTCACTGGGGTTCAGTATGGGCCAGTTACTGGGCCGAATACCGCCACTCCCTTTGCCGGTGAGCCGCAACCCGGTCCCGGCTATCCAGAGCAGTTCAGACAGACAACTCAACCGGGACCTCCCACCGGGAGTTTCCAAGTAGCGCAGGCGCAGCCGCAAAGACAGCCAGCACAGGCGCAAACACCGCAGGCACAACCGCCACCACCAGATCGACCACTGGTACCGGAGGGTGCCCCAGGCTTCTTTACCTTGGAAAATGCCAAGGCCTACGAAGATCGTGCCGCGCAAGTCGAATGGGCGGCTACACGGATAGGGGCCGATAAAGACTTTGCCGAAGCATCGAAACGACTGGGCGACCGCGCGCAGCAACTCTCTGGCGTGGCGAAACAAATTCGCGAGCAGATCGGCAAGCGGGAGGAACTGACGCCGACAATGAAAGAGGGCCTCGCTGCCGGGCTCAGTAACCCGATGGAATACGAGGGCAGAAAAACCGCGCAGGATCTGCAGATCAAGGCTGGCGATGCTGCATACAAAGGCATTCAGGCAGCATCCTCGCAATATGGCCGAGATCTGAAACCCTATCTTGATTTGTCACGTTCGATCCTGAGTGACCCAAGGATGTATTCCGGCATTGGCGGCGAAGCCTCGCTGAACTGGAACCGCGTCAAGGCAGTGATGGGTGATAGAACTGGCGCCATGCTTCAGGAGGGCCTGCAAAAAGTAACGGCGCAGACCGTTCTCGGCCTGATCAACACGCAACGTGATCAGTTGATGGAGGCTGGCGGCAACAGCGGAAGGATATTCTCGTCCCAAGTTGATCTCGTGCAAAAGGCGGCGCCGACGCTATCCACTACGCTGGGGGGAAATCGCTTCCTCGTTGAGGTGGCTTCACGCATAGGCGAACTGCAGAACAAGGTCGCCGACATGGCCCGCAATTATAAGACAACGCATCCGCTCGGGCTTGATGCGGGCTTTGATCAGCGGGTCGCTGACTATCTCAAGGGCAATCCGATCTTTAGCAATCAGGAGCGCAGTGATCCGGCTATCCTTGGTGCTCCTACCGTGCCGTCGACCATTGCCGGAAACAGGGCGAGCATCCAACAGTGGGGCAACGCATTGGGCCTGCAACAAGGTAATGCTATCCGCTTTCCTGATGGTCAGGTACGCGGCTTTACTCTTCAACCTCCGCAGTGAGCATAGATGCCGGAAATCAATTCCGTGGTTGATCAATTTCCGGCCTACTCGCCGGAGAAGAAACAGGATCTTCCGGCGGACCTGTCAGTCGCATCTGAGTTTCCAGAATATAAGGGCGGCCCTCCTCCTGCGGAACCAGCAGCCAAGATGCCTTTAACGCTCTGGGAAGCACGCGGTGAGTTGGCGGGAAAGGTGCGCGAGGCGGCGCCTTCGCTCTATAGCTCAACCTATGAAAATCCGATGTTGGGAGCGGAGCAGCAAACCGTGCCGCATCCAGAGCGATATGGCGAACCGCTCTCGAACAAACTATTTGTCAGCGACAGCGGGGAAGTTTCGTTTCAAGACAAGAACGGCGACATCGTCCCGACCGATCGTAGTAAGCATGTCTTTTTGCGCGGGCCTGATGGTCCGGCGGTCTATTCTCGCTCTGAGGCGACACGCGAAAGTCCTATCGAAGGCGCTTCGCGGGTGCTGTCACTCGGCTTGGGTGGCGCGAACGCGCCGACGACGGCGCGAGCGGTGGCGCAGACCGCGCCGGTAGCCGAGGCCACGATTCCGAAACTGAGAGAGGCGGCGACTGCGGTCTACGAGGATCCAGCGATCCGCGCCCGGCCGGTGGATGCGCAGGCCGTGAATGATGCTTTTACTAAGATCGCACCGCAACTGAAGAACTTCGACACGAGGGTCATTGATCGTCTGCACGGAGAACTGAGCGACATTCCCCCGACCATCGGCGGCCTCAATACCGCCAGTGAGCGCCTCGGTGTGATCGCCGGGGAAACGGTCGGACCAGTTGGCAGTCAGAAAGGGACACCGGCTGCTGCGGCGGCACAGATCGTCAAGCAGAAGATCGATGAGGTGATGCGTACGGTCGCGCCGGAGTGGGCGGTTGCTGATAAAAATTATAATGCGGCTGAAGCGGCGCGCACGATCATTAACCGCGGTGATCTGGCAACGGTGCGTGCGCGCGGCGGCGATTTTGCCGAGAAAATGGGGCAGCAGGCGACGACGCTGCTCGCCAATCCGAAACTAACACGAGGCTTCCTACCCGATGAGTTGGATCAGCTCCGCGCCATCTCCGAAGGTCGCCTGCAAGGCGATAAACTTCGATCTGCTGCGGAGTGGATGACCGGCAAGTTGGCGTTGCTCGGTCCGGCTGCAGCGGGCCTGATCGGTTATGAACATTCCGGCGTGGCGACTGCACTCGGCGGTATGGTCGGAACTGCTGCGCTTGAGGGCTTGATAAATCGCTTCCTGGGGGGCTCCGGTAATCGTGCCGCGGCAGCGCAAGTCAATAACTTGGTGGCCAACATTCGTGCCCGCTCCCCTCTAGGACAGCAATTGGCGCAGAGTGCCGCAGATTGGACAACGGCGCAGCGCGCGCTGATGTCATCACCGAATAACTACACACTGACAGCTCTAGCGCGATCATCGCGCGATCTGTCCAACGCATTAGGTTCGGTAGGCGTGAAAATCAGGCCAAACGAGCTTATGCGCGTTGAGTCGCCCAGTCCAAGCCAGGCCGGCCAGGATCAGCAACAAATTCCACGGCCAGTACGCTAACAACATCACGGCAGCAAGGTAGAGAACAATGGCAGGCACGATTTTTGGCATTCCTCTATCACAGCGCGTCGATCTCAATGGCATACCTAGTGTGGGATGGAATTTATACCTATATCAAGCCAATACCTCGACGCCGGTCAATAGTTATCAGGATACGGCACTTACGGTCCTTAATCCATGGCCGATCCAGGCCGATGCCTATGGCATGATGCGCCAATTTTGGCTGGCGGACGGCTCCTACCGGGCGCGCGCCACCTCGGCTGATGGCTCGATCACCTACTTTGATCAGCAGGCGATCCTTGCCCTGGGTGCCTCCTCGGGCGCAGCGCCAAGCGGTGGCGTAGACGCCACTGCCATCTTCCAGACGGGGGACGTAATTTGGCAAGATAAGCAGGGCACGCGCAGCGGATGGGTACGCGACAATGGCCGCACCATCGGCTCGGCAACATCCGGTTCCGCCGAGCGCGCCAATGCCGATTGTCAGCCGCTGTTCGAATTCCTCTGGAATAACTTCAGCAATACGTTCTGTCCGGTGATCACAGGGCGCGGCGTCTCATCGTTGTCTGACTGGACGGCCAACAAGCAGATCACCCTGCCTGATCATCGTGGCATGTACGCGGTCGGACTTGACGACATGGGCAACAGCGCCGCCGGGCGTCTGACGCTGGCACCGATTATTTCTGGCGGGGTTACTACGGCGGGTTCGAGCATTGGCGAGAACGGACACATCACCACGGTCGCCGAGATGCCGGCGCATGGGCATACGGCAACGTCTGCCGTCGTCGACCCCGGCCATGATCATACCGTCAAATATAATGGCGGCGCACACACGGCAGGCGGCATCGGTGACGTTACCTCGATCAATGCGGCCGGTGGCAGCTCTGGTCAGTCGCTGACAAATACAACCAACATTTCTGTAAATACTACCGTCAATATCGCCGGGTCCGGTAATCAACACAACAACGTACCGCTATCGGTTCCGGGGACCTTCTTCAGAAAATTGTGAGTTAACTCTAGCAAGGAGAATACAATGTCTATTGCCGACGTTACGGAAACCAACATCCTCAAGTTGATCTTCAATGCCACGACATGGGCCAACGTGGCCATCAATGATACGACCACACCGATCACCCAGATCGCGGTGGCACTGCATACCGCAGACCCTGGTGAGGCCGGTACGCAAACGACTAGCGAAAGTGCATACTCCGGCTACACGCGCATCAACGTCAACCGCAATACTGGTGGATGGACGGTCGCCGGTACGACACCGACGGCGGCTTCCCCGGTTGCCAATATCGATTTTCCATCGAGCGGTGCGGCCGGCACGACCATTACGTTCTTTTCGGCGGGTAAGACAGGCGGCGGCGCATCCGATATCTACTGGTCGGGAGTGGTATCGCCCTCCATCGCGATCGGTGCCTCCGGCGTCATCCCGCGCCTGACTACCGCTTCGACGATCACGCTCGACTGATGGAGCATGCCGCCGAGATGCGGCGTTGCCTGATCGAGTGCGATGTGGCTGCCGCACGTAAGTTGTGGCACCAGATCGCGCCCAAGGCGCCGGCCCCAAAGACCGACCATGATGCGCTCTGTACCATTCACTATGCCCGCACGATCTCGATCGTCGTCAACCTGCGGCTGCGCGCCTATTCGCATCACTGGCTGACCGACCGGGGACTTCCATCTGGCTTGCCCGATGAATTGAAACGCAAGGCCGACCGGCTCTATCCGCATATTTCCGATGCGGTCGGGGTAGCGTGCAAGTCGCACTTCCCCGAGGTGGCCAATGCCGTGCAGGCGGCAATGAGCGAAGCGGTCATGGATTGCTATGCCGAAAACCGGCGCGAGCCCAGCTACGTCAAGCCGATCATGATGGAACGCAGGGCGCGCGTGAAGAAGGCACTGCACGGAATTCTGAGCGGGAAGGCCACGCAGGATCTGTTACGTCGTATCAAGGAACAGCCATGACATTTGTTTTCAAGGACCGCGTCAGAGACATCGCTACGACAACCGGCACTGGCGTATTTACGGTGAGCGGCACCGCGCCGGTCCTGTACCGAACCTTCTCATCGGTGTGCTCGGTCAGCGATACGCTGCCGTATTTCATTGCACACCGGACTGCCGATGAATGGGAAGTGGGGCAGGCGACATATTCGGCAGCCAATCAATTGACACGCACGACGGTTTTGTCATCGAGCAATGCCGGCGCGGCGGTTAGTTTTTCCGCTGGTACCAAGGATGTCGTGCTGTCGTTGATTGCCGACCCAACCACGATGCAGCAATGGGGAATAGGAGGAGGATCGCCGGGCGGCTCGACTACGCAGATCCAATACAACAATGCCGGTACCTTTGCTGGAACGACCGGCTTCACTTGGGACGCGACCAACCAGGCCGTGGTGCATACGAGCATAGCTAATCCGGCCGTCTCTACCATGACGCTGACCGGCGGCACGGCGCTAACCACCTCGCAGCCCGTGCTGAACATGACGCAGACATGGAATAATGCGGGTGTTTCTTTTGTTGGATTAAAGATTGCAATAACTCATACCGCCGCGACTAATGCTTCGCAGATTGCTTCATTCCAGATTGGATCAGCTAATTCGATAGGTATTGCAAAAGAAAAAGCCTTTGGGATTGGCGCAGTATTGGCCCCTGTTTTTGGCGTTAGTGGAGCGCTTAGTCAAGGATCAACAGACTTACGAATAGGGATAGGTGGCAATCTATTTTTTTCGGGCGTCGACCCATTAAACACTGCAAGCTATCCCTGTGAAGCAGTCATCGCATCGAATAGCAACCTTAGAGTTAAAAGCTCGATGGCTCTTGGCTGGAGTTCTTCGTCCTCGGATGCCGCCACTGCGGCAGATACGTTTCTAACCAGATCCGCCGCCGCCACTCTCCAGCACGGCGCGGCAGACGCGGCGGCACCCATAGCACAGACCATATCCGTGCAATCAGTTAGCGCAGGCACATCCAACACCGCCGGTGCGGACTGGACCTTCAACGGGAGTAAGGGCACGGGGACGGGGGCGGGCGGCAAGATTATTTGGGCGGTTGCTCCGGCTGGCACTACAGGAACATCGCAAAATGCGGCCGTTGACCGTATGCGGCTTATGCCAACCGGCGAATTACAGATTGGGGCGTCAACGACGACCTTTATTCCGATAACCGGAGCCCTTCTCGATATTGCTGTTCCAAATGGCAATCAAGTTGGAATCCAAATCGCACAGAACGGTATTGTTGGTTTATTCATTGGAATGAGCCCTGGTAGCCCTGAATTACAGTTGGGTAGCCCGGGTCTAAGGGTTCCCGGAGGAAACGGAAACGGGCAAATTAAGTTCGGTTCTAGTGGTAACAATGCGTACATAACCGGATTCAATATTGCAGGGCAGATTCAGTTAGGTCAGGACGATGCCGCCGCTCCCGTCGCCCAAACCACTCAAGTCCAATCCGTAGTCGCTGGCACATCCAACACGGCCGGTGCGGATTGGACGCTGCAGGGATCGCGCGGCACCGGCACCGGAGCTGGCGGTGCCATCGTGTTCAAGACCGCGCCCGTAGGAACCACAGGCACGTCACAGAACGCTGCCGCAGAAGTTGCGAGATTGCTTCCGGCAGGCAATGTGAAATTCACCAACGCAGCCAACTTTTCCGCCAATGGCTCGGTGGCAACGACGCTCGGTTCGGTAGGCCCGACTGGCGCACAGACAACAGTACAAGAGTGGCTCACCTTCCAGGATGCTGCTGGCACCACTCGTTACGTTCCATGCTTCTAAAGGAGGACTAAATGGCGACAATCACAGCATCAGTTAATCAAGCCAACCAAACACCACCAACAGTCAGCAAGACCTACACCCTCGCTGACGCCGACATGGACACCGCTGTCGCCGCCTATCAGCAAGGCGCTAATACCTCGATCAATGGCACGGCGACCCACAACCAAGTGTTGGCTTATATGTTCGATACTTTAATCAAGTCCACTATCCAATCAGCCGTTCAAGGCCATCTAACCACTCCCGCTGTCGTCCCGCCGCCGATCACGATCACATGAGGATGTCATGAAAATAAGCCTTTCCACTCCAATCACAGATCTTAGAGGCACTCCGATCAGGAACGGCGAGATAGACCTTGTCCTTTCCGAGGTTTGCATCACGGCCCTGCTGGCGCCAGACCAGGCGGAAGAGCCGGCGGAAGACAAGGTAAAGCGCTATAAGTTGGCAGTGAAGTGCAGCAACGGCAAAGACCCCGACTTCAGCGCCGAAGACATCGTCCTGCTCAAGAAACTTGTCGGCAAGATCTATGCCCCCCTCGTCGTCGGTAAGGCTTTCGAGATCCTCGATCCAGAACACTAGCGGAGACTTCCATGAGCCGACAATATTTCGATGACTGCATCACCGAGCCGATCGGCAGTGCGTATACGACCATCATAGCGACGACCGAGACGGTTCTTATCCCGACCGCCTTTACTCCGATCAATCCCATGGAGCCGAGGACGGGGAAGGTCTATGAACTCGTTGTCGGTGGCACGTGTACGACCGGCGCGGCGGGAACGCTGACCATCACGCCTCGGTTTGGCACGGTTATTGGCGGCGTTGCTATTGGTACGTCGCCGGTACAGAACTACGTCCCTTCAATAACAACAGCACCGTTTACCTTCCGTTATAATCTGATC